ACCCATACAGAAACAGTTATCGAAGAAGTAGAAACAGTCGAATATATTCAACAAACTAGCTATGAAATAGTTAGTACAGAAACTACTAATAATCTTATTACAAGTGCATCTAAAACAACTTCTGGGGTAGTGCTAGATCATTCTTATACTAATTCAACCACATCAGGACATATCCATACAGACTATCAAGGGGGCTCTATCACTTGGACAGAAAACCTAACAGATTATTTAGATGTATCTGAAATTAACGAAGGATTCACTTTGTATGGTGAAGCAGATGTTTATGCCTGCACTAATCAAATTGGAGGGGATTGTTCTAGTAATTTATTAGATACTTTCTCTATCACTTTAAAAGTCATTGATAATCAAACAGGTGAAGATTATATGAAAACAACTACCTGGTCCGTGGGCAATGCTTGGCAAACCTATCAAACATCTTTAACTGTTCCTTCTAATACTTTAGGTACTGATACTTTAGCTTTAGCTACTTTCTATGGGTATGACAATGGGTATTGGGCAGGTTGGTATGGTCCTGTAATTGATGATATGCAAATGTGGGCCGTTTATTCTCAAGTACAAGAAGTAATTAGTTTAGTAGAAAATATAGTTACAGAACAAATTCAATCTGTGATTACCTCACAAACCTATGAAGTTGATTCAGTTTATATTCCCCCTGTTGATGTATATGAACCTGATATCTTAGCAGATTTCACCATTGAGATAGATACCTTTGAAGAAGTTATTGTAATGGACTTTGAGATTATGGAAACAGATACAGGTGAAATAGAAATGGAAATTACTACTATGGATAGTGATATGGAAATGGATGTAGAAGTAGTTTCCATTGACATGGAAGAAATGGTAGAAGATATGAATGTGGAAACTTCTCAAGATGAATCTGATAGTGAAGAAAATTCTGAATCTTCTTCAAAACAAGAACAATCAAAAGACACAAAAGAAACTATTGCAGCCAAGATACTGGAGCGAGTAGCAGAACAAGGCGATCAAGTTGCTTTATCTAATGTTAAGCTAGCCATTATGGCACAGTTAACAGATACTCAGTCGTTTGATGCTTATCAAACTAAATTTATTATTGACAATAATGTCGATGAGTATTTATTACAGACAATTGAAGATCCCTATGGTATATTGTTTAGCATGGCACAGGATCAGTTAATGAATAAAATGGTGGAGAGTCAATATGGCGGAAATTGAGTATGGCGGGATTAAGATTAAAGGTGGTAAAATTCTTATTATTCTGTCTTTGCTTGGTACCTTGGGTGGTGCTGCTTGGTCAGGCTTTACATTTTACCAAGACTATCTTGATATGAAGAAAAAAATAACCGAATACACAGAGCCTGATCTTACAGGAATTGAAAAGCGATTATCCGTATTAGAAGCTACCACTGTTGAAACTAAGGATTATGTATCTGAAATAAGAACTGATTTAAAAGATGATATCAGAAGAACAGAAGATATTGCTTATGCTGCTGAAAAGTTTGCAAAAGATAGTTCTAGAGAACTACAAGATGACTTAAAAAAGCTTGAAGAAGATTTAAAACTAGAGTTAAATAAAGCATTAAATAACCCTTTGAATATGAGTATAGCTAAATGAACATAGACATTAAACTAATCCTGCCATATGTAGCAATACTGTGCAGTATTGGTGTGTCTTGGGGTATGTTTTCTCAACGATTAGATGCAGTTGAACAAAAAGCAGATATGATTATGCAAATGCATACAGACATAGCTGTTATCAAAGAAAAGATCATGCAAATGGATGATCGCACCATGTGGATAGAAGAATTTTTAATAAAAACATCTAAAGATTATTGATAGACAATAAAACTAAAAAAATCATAGAAAACGAAGTTAGATTGTGGTCAAAACACTATCTTGAAATACCTAATATCCATCTAAATAATATGCCAGCTTGTCCTTTTGCAAAAAAAGCTTGGCTAGAAAATAAGGTGGATATTCAACACAGAGATCCTGATATTGGCTATACTAGAAACCTTCATCAATATTTACAAAAACTAATCTTTCCAGAAAAGGAAATATTAATATTTTGTGATATATTTTTTAAAGACTATTCTTTAAATAAGTTTCAAAAAATAATAGATAATTTTAATAATCAATATAATAAAAAAGATATATATTTTTTAGGTTTTCATCCTAAAAATCCACCTACAGATGAAGAACAAGAGTTTTTAACAAATCCATCAGGAGATAAGTCAGATTTACCTCATTCTACTATTGACTTTTCCATGATGTTAGTACAAAAGTTCTCGCAATTATACGAGGCTTCTGATAGATTAAAACGTATGGGTTATTACGATAAATGGCCTAAAGAGTACTACGATGATGTAGTTGCTCAAAGACAAAAACAATATGAAAAGCTTTTTAAATAGGAGGCTACAATGGAAAAGAAAATGGAAAAAATGCGTGGCGGCGGTATGATGAAAATGATGCGTGGCGGCGGTATGGCAAAAAAGAAACAAGTTGTTAAAAAGAAAAAAATGAAAAAGAAGAAGTAATTAATGGCTACCTCAGGAACAACAGATTTTAATTTAAATATAGACAAAGTTATTGAAAGAGCTTATAGACGAGCTGGTCGTTCTATGCGCACTGGTTATGATTTAGAAGCTGCTAGAGATAATTTAAATTTGTTATTTTCTGAGTGGGCCAACAGAGGTTACAAACTTTGGAAAGTACAAAACACAACTACTAATCTAACAGCTAATACTACAGTCTACACAGCACCTTCTGATGCAGATGATGTTTTAGAAATGGTATTTAGACAAACATCGGGAAGTCAAATTACAGATACTACCATGGAAAAAATATCAAGATCTGAATATGAGAATATTCCTAATAAATATTCAACAGGAACACCTACACAATATTATATTCAAAGAAATATTTCTAATGTTCAAATCTATGTTTATTTAACCCCTGAAACAACAGACACTCAATTAAACTATTGGTATGTTCAAAGAATTGAAGATGTAGGAGCCTACACAAATACACCAGACGCACCTTACAGATTTTTACCTTGTATGGTATCTGGACTTGCTTATTATTTATCACAGGAAGTTAATCCTGCTCTATCTGCTGAATTAGAAAGAAGATATGAATCAGAATTAGCTAGAGCAATCACAGAAGATTCACAATCTTCTTCTGTTAATATTGTACCTAAACAATTTTATGCAGGTATCTAATGGCTTTTGCAGTTGGTAAATTTTCACAAGCAATATGTGATCGATGTGGATTTCAATATAAATATTTAGAACTAAAAGAAGAGTGGAATGGTTTATTAGTCTGCCCAGAATGTTATGAACCTAAACATCCTCAATTAGAACCTACCTATTCTAGTGCAGATGCTCAAGCTTTAGAAAATCCAAGACCACAAGTACAATTAGCGGTAACAGTAACAGCGGGTGTTCCTAATGATACTTTTTTTAATAGTAATGGTATGCAGCCTTCTACTCCTAGTAGAGCCTTGCTAAGTTTAACAAGAGTTGGTACAGTGACAGTGGTGATATCATGAATTACAGTGAATTATTAGATAATGTAAGAAATTATACAGAAGTAGATAGTAATGTATTATCTAATTCTGTAGTCAATGTTTTCATAACTAATACAGAAAATAAAATAGATAGAGCTATCGATGGTGATTATCAAAGAAGATTTGCTACAACAACTTGTACAGCAAATAATGCATTTTTAGATGTATCAGGTCCAGAGGGTGGATTTAGATTTGCCAGAGCCTTACAATTAATCAAATCTAATGATGAGAGAGTATGGCTCCAACAAGTTGATACTACCTTTATTGACGAATATGCAGTAGAAAGATCCACTACGGATACTAATTACACGGGGCAACCTAAATATTGGGCTAACTGGAATAATACAAATTTAATATTAGCCCCTACTCCAGATCAAGTTTATACAATTGAAATGTGGTATAATGAAACTCCTGAAAGATTGGGCAATGGTTCAGGAAGCACAAGCACAACAACCTTTGTTTCAAACAATGCACCAGAGGTCTTACTCTACGGAGTGCTTGCAGAGTCCTTTTCATACTTGAAAAATATTCAAGATATGCAATTATATGAAGCTAAGTTCACATCTGCTTTAAAGCTATTTGCTGACGAACAGATGGGAAGAAAACGTAGGGATGAGTATGTTGATGGGGTATTAAGGATACCTTTACAATCAATGGATCCTAACCCAAAAGCCTAAGGAGGGCATAAAAAATGGCAATTAACCAAGCAGTTTGTGCAACATTCAAACAGCAGTTGTTAGATGGCGATCACGATATATCAAGCGATACAATTAAACTCGCCCTCTATACAGATTCTGCAACTTTGGATGCAAACACATCAGCCTATGCAGCAACTAACGAAGTTGGTGCTTCAGGTACATATTCAGCAGGCGGTGGTGCATTAGCAAATGCTAACGTCAGCTTAACCAAAACTAACGCAACAGCATCAACAGCTTTTGTAGATTTTGATGATTTATCATTTACAAGTGCAACAATC